TTTAATGTTGGTTTCGGTTCTTTTGCCGCTCTTGCTTTATCTTTGTCAGCATGAGGGCCTTTTCCCATTCCTCTGATTACATCATCGGGATCAACACCCATTCCTCTTGCCACGTTTTTAGCTCTTTCAACAGATTCTTTATGTACAGAATAATGTGGTCCATCCCTATGTGGAAATGGCTGAGTATTTAAATGTTTTGACAAACTATCAGATCCGTCAGATGCCGTGTCACCTTTAAGGAGCCGGTGTTTTGTTTTTACTAGATAGTAAGAATCTGGCGCATTTTTATGATTTTTCCATTTCATTCCATCAGCCTTTGTCTGAAAGTGAGTTAAAACCTCGTGATCATAATCAAATGCAACAAAGTTTTCATTAAGTGAGCGCAATAGTTTTGTATATCTTTTTTCCATTTTCATCTTCCTGGTTTATCCCATCCTTTTAAAATATCTGGCGAAAAGTTGTTGTATGAAAATTCTAATCTGTCAACAATCTTTACCGCATCACCACCTAATTTGTCAATAGCAACATAACCTTCTTCGCCGGTAACTTTAAAACCATCTGGCGTTTTTACGAAAGTATCGATACTTTTGAGCTTATTAAGTATATTTATAAGTTTTAACTTTACAACAATTATCAGTTGTTGTAAATCAAATATTTTTTTAAGATTAGCTTTGTTAGTAGGTGAGAAAAATTTTAAAAAGTTATCACGCTTTATCATCTGAGCCTTCTTACCTTTTTCAGTTTTTCGCTTATCGATTTCTTTTTGATACCTAGCATTAACCCACTTGATTAGCGCAGTCACATGTCTTGCAGTATCCTTAATTTGCTCGCCTTTACGAACAAAAGTATTATTAAACGTTTCAATCGTTTGAGCAATATCTCTATTATCTTCAAGAACTTTAAGTGTAGATGCACCAATCTGATTAAATAAAAACCCTATTTCAGATAGTTTTTTATTTACATCTTCTGTCTCATTTGCTGACATGGTGACCCTTGTTAAATCTCTAAGCATTGCATCTTGAGACCACACATCAGCACTTTTTCTTAGTTTTGAAACATCAACACCATAAGAAGCTCTCATCGTCTCAAATGAATCACCGGTATACGTGGTATGCCATACGATACCCATCTTAGCTCTTTTTACAGAAGCAGCTGCAGGCGTACCTGCAGGAATAGCATAAGCAATGGTATTTGGATGAAATACTACATATTTCTGACCATCAATAGTTTGAGTAGCAAGCTCTGATTTTGAAAATAGAAAATCTCCTTGAATCACGCCTTTAATTCCAAGCGCTGGCAGATACTTTAAAGCTTCTTTTAATTTAGCATTTAAATCACCTTTAGTATCATCATCAATATCAGCATCGGTTTTATAAACCATAGGATTTTTATTAAAAATACCCTTTTTAGCCACGAAAAACTTTCCGTCATTTGGATCAATACCAGCAAAAACAGCAGGTGCACCGTCCCATTTAACACTTACTCTGCCTTCTTTTTTACCACCTAACATATCTCTTAGATCTCGAAGAGCAAAGATTGCTTGTCGAGTACCACCCACGCCGCCGTAAATAACACGATCTTCGATATGAGTCATATGAGTATTTTTTTGTTCAGTTATAAAATTAGTAAATCTAAGCATCCTGATATTCCGCGGCCTTGCTATAGTCCAAAGGATACCCATTAGCATTTTGTTGACTATGAACTTTGAAATGGTGTACATCATATCCATCTGATGTTTTATGAGATTTAATATGTTTAAATTTAGTGCCTGCTGGAATTATTGTTTCTTTTTCGGAGTGGCCTTCTGAACCAGAACCTTTTCCATCTATATGAACACCTTTGGTCTTTTTATCAGCATGAATTACTACTATATGCCCGCTGCCAAATTCTTCTGCTGACTCATGACTGTGTGAAGTAGACATATGTGACGGATTATGAACTATACCATCTTTAGCGCCTTTTGCCGCCTCGCCAAAGTCGTGATGCGACCCGTGATATAAAGTTATTTTCTTACCAAAAGGTTTAGAATGCTTTATAATTGTACGATGTACATGAGATTCGCTTCTGTTAATATGTTCCAATTGATGATAAGTGGGGTAAGTAGAAAAATCGTTCATATGCACGTGTTTCTCTTCCCCATCCGCGTGATCTTGGGCATGCCAAGTATGATAGCCATGCCCACGCCACAACTTCTGCTTATGTGCATCTATCAAATGTTCATTCATGTCTAAAGAGTTTGCTTTAAAATATTGAAAAGCTTTTTTTTCATGAGGATCTTTATGCGCGCCTGCAGAATGAGCAGACAAATATGCACTGTGATCTTTTTTATTATGACCAGCAGCATGTTCGTCTAAAGTCTTTTCATGATCGGCTTTAATACCAAGAGATTTTTTAACTTTGCTTATTATAGTAGATTCATTAGTATCTTTTTTCTTATCTTTTTTTCTATCACGTTTATGGTATGACGTACTATGAGAAATAAAAACATTTCCGTCTTCATCTTTATGAAATCCGGGAACAATTTCAGTAGATTTACTTTTGTTTTCTGTTATAAATGATTTAAATCTTAGCATATTATTTTCCTATTTTCCGTTTTGTAATCGGGTTCTAAGGTTAATTTTATCTTGAATAGTTGCATCAGGACCAAGATGTTTATTGATTGCTTTACTTAATGTATTAGCAGTCCGTGTTACTTTAGCTTTATTAACTCCATAATCATGATCACTGAGTTTTTCTTCAGCATTGATATGATTTTGATATTTTTTACGTAATTCAGCAGTATCTTCTTTAACAGTTTTTGGAATGTATTCCTTAATTTTCTTTTCAATAGCCGAAATAATCTTGTTATGTGTTTGGCTTAAATAGCGATCTTTTCTTAATCTACTAATAGCTAATACAGTCTGAGCTGCATACTTCTTTTGAAAATCTGCTGGTCGTGTGTCTATATCCTGAACATTTGCTAGTCTATCAGCTAACTTAACAACTAATGCCCAACTTGACATCTTAGCCATTTTATTAGCTATATATTCACCCTTACCAATTGCATCAGATGCAGCTTTATCAGTAGTTAGTTCTTGAACCATATCAGCTACAAGAGCACCAAACTGTTTAACTAAGTCTTGATATGTCGTATCAGTATCTTCAAGCGTATCATGAAGATATGCTGCTTGAATCATAGCCGATAAGTTATTAGACTTTTTAAATTGCTTTACAAATCGTGCAACTTCTTTTGGATGTACAATATACTCTCCACCACTTTTTCTAAACTGGCCTTTATGAGCCTTTGTTGCAACACGAAGAGCTGTCAAAGCACTTTCATTAAGCTCTTCACTACTCTCTGTTACATTATGTAATGCTTTATGACTAATTTCAGTATTTCTTTTTACATGATTCATACCAGTTTTTTTACTGTAATAGGTGTCTTTGTCAAAATCACCTTTTAATTTATAAACACTGTACTTATATCCCGGAAATTCTTTTTTTAATCCATGCGCGCCTTTAGTAGCATCTTCTGTATTTTTAAATGCAACCCCGCCGTGCTGACCCTTTGATGCACCGAGTTTAGTACCAAATTTTTTATCCATTGGATCAGTTGAGCCGCCTTTTAGATTTTCTTTTGCGCGATTAGCATTAGCATCATAAAATCTGGTATGACCAATAGTATAGAATTCGCTAATATATTGTTTAAAGCTTTGCATCGTATTTTCCTATTGTTTCATAGATTCGAAAGGATTTTTCTTATTAGTTCCAGGTTTAACAGAATATTTACTATCAGCCATATTTTTAACTTTTACTTCAGGTTGTACTTCATAAAATTGAGATCGAGTGCCAACTCTCATTTTAAATTCGCCTGTTCCTTTAAATACTGGAACGTCGTTTGGAACATTACATGGATTTTGTTGTTTATCAAAAATATAAAAATCATCACCGGCTTGTAAATAATATGCAGGTTCTGCTTTACCTTGTAAATAATGTTTTCTTACAATTTTACCTAAATCTACGTTACTTTTATTCATTATATAACGATTACGTGTTTTGAAGAAATCTTTCATTACGTCAAGTGGAACGGCTTTTGGATCCTTTAACCCACCCTTTGTAGTAGGAACTTTGCAATCTTTGATTCCTGAAAATTTCTCTAGATCTGATAAAAAGGATTTAGCCTCATCTGAATTATTTAAAAAATTAACAATATAAGTTTTTAAAGGTGAAAGTTTACCGCTTTTTTTATCTCTACCACCATCCCACTTTTTGCCATTATAGAAAACTCTCTCATTGCCAAGATTATCTGTGTGATTCATTTTTACTTCTAACCATACTCGTTTTTTTCCACGGTATTGAGTATCAATAGCAATATCTGCATATTTAGCACTGACTTTTGGTCTAGACGCTGGAACACCTAAACTAGTCATATAATCAGCAACATCTTTTTCGTATTGATCAGCAGCTTTACTTTCAGTAATATAACTCTTAAATGTCAGCATAAACTTTTCCTATAGCAGTTTAGTTTATACTATTTATACAAAAAAAAATAAGGACAAACTTTCGCTGGCCCTTATTTTTATTAATTGGATATAATTGGATATAATTGGATATTAATATGGATTTCTTTTATAGATGTATGCATCTGCATAAGCAGCATCTGGCAAGCGAACTGATTGACAACAACCATAACCTCCCTTAGACCAACCACATCCTTGACGATATTTCCATGCATTCGGATTATCTTTACCAAGTCGACCTTGAAGCTTGATATAATATTGATGATTAAGACCTTCTTGCTTAAGCATTTTATTCATGTATTTTACAAATTTACGAAGGTCTTTGATTCGCGCAGAATCTTTTGAATCATTAGTAAATGTACCAATATATGCGTCAGTGCGTTTCATTTGTCATTCCTTATATCATTTATCATTGCTGCGACACTCCAACCAACACCAATAATAATAAATCCCAAACCCACTGCTGGAGCACCAGTAGTAATTAAAACTAAGCCAGCAATAGCAACAACTGCTGAATATATAAACATTACTGGCATTCATCAAATCCTTTAAATTCTTGTGTTTTGATAAAGATAACATTTTTAAGTGTTATTTCACCAGTTTCAACCATGCGGTTGAGTAAGCTATAGATGAAGTCAAGTGCTTGAAATTCAGTAACACCATGGCGAGATGTTTCAACAGTTTCAAAAAAACCATCAAGATTGCGAGTGTAACGAAGAGTTGCGATGTTCATATTTTTATCCAAAAATTAAGGTTATGATTGAGAATACAAAAGCCATATTCAATATGGCTGATGTAAGATTTATAAAGAAGGATTTCATTAGAAGATTTCTCCAGTAATGACATTTGCAATTGGCTGATTACCAAGTGCATCTCGAGCCATCATTTGCTCTTCAGCGATTTGCTCTGGTGAACGATTTGCTTGAGCAATTTTATAGTCATCAAGAAAGCTTGAAACTTGAGCTTTACGATAACCATTTGAAGTATGAAGTACTTCATCAGAAATAAGACCAGCTTCAAAGAAATCAGTTAGCATATCTTCAAAAGGAACCCGATCGTTTGAGCTCCAGAAAAATGTTTGGTTAAATGTATCAACATAACCTCTAGCAAAGGTTTCAACAATTTTTGATGCAGTATAACCAGTGAAAGTTTGTGTACGAGGATCTCTTTTCATAGTATTTCTCCTTTGTTAATACCTTTATAAACTAGTTTTAGCTGATTGTAAACAAAAAAATGCACCCAAAGATGCATTTTTTCAATATTAGAAAAAGGTGTGATAAAAATGTTACACTATGATGAACTGGCTTCGTAAATCATTTTAATATTTTTTGAAATAGCTTTATTAAATTCTTCTTCAGTTTGATTAAAAAATAGACTTTCGCTTAGTCCTCGACTAAAACTTGCTCCCATATTTTTATTCTTTTTAAGCCTAGTACAAGCTTCATCAGTAGTATATCCACCACTTAAACCTACGACTTTATCTACCGATGGATGCTCAATTAAACTAGCATACAAATTAGGAGTTTCAGGTAATGTTAGCTTAAGAATACATCTGCCTTTAAATTTTTCTAAACTACGATACAACTCATCATTAAGAATAACTTCTAACTCGGCTTTCTTTGGATGATCAATTGGTACTTCAGGTTCAACAATAGGGAGTAAACTTTCAGCATATATTTTCTCTGCATATTCAAATTGCTGGTCTAAAATAGTTTTTAATATCTCTTCTGTTTTTACAATACTTCTCATTTTTGTACCATAACAATTATGAGTTAATGCATACATAATCATATCATTTAAATTGAATACTTTAAGAGTACCATCATTTTCACAGCCAGAATCAATCTTAAGAAATGCTTCGATTCCTTTAGAATTTAATTCTTTAACAGCACCTCTATCAACAGAATCTTTATAAAGAATAGCAGCCCAAATATTTTTATGGATAAAATTAGGCGAATTGATCATTCTTAGTCTCATATCGTGAACTAAATCCATTTTATTGTCTTCAGTGTATTCTACATCATAGCGTTCTAATACACCGCCTGTACTTCCTCCGCTATGATCCATCGCTGCAATAAACTTCATTTCACTTCTCCCATTTTTTAAGTCTTTGTTTTTTTCCAAGTTCCCAAGCTTCTTCAAATCCATGAAATTGACTTGGATCACAATTACACCATAATCGTTTAAAATATCCTTTTAGAGTTGAATTGACGTCATCTCTTGAATAGCCTAAAGGTATTAGCATACCTTTGACTGCCCACATAAGTCGATTCGCTTCTTTGATTTCTTCAGAAGTCATTTCTTCTGAAGAAGCCTGATAATTTATCATTCATATGTCTCACCAGTTTCTCGAAAAAAGTTCTCTGACCAAAAGGCTTTATCATCAATCCAAATATCGTAATGTTCTTTTTTACCAACGCTTAGTTCATGGAATTTAGCACCCCAGTCTGTTAGTTGATCTTTTGTTAAATGATAATAATCCACTTTACTTACTGCGCCTCGTGCAGTCATATACTTAATCGTGTGACCAGCATCATATAGAGCATTTACTTTTGCTATTCTGTTTGGAATTGGTTCGTGTAAAGCGTAGTCTTTTTTTCCATTTGGCAAAAGCACTTCATTGCAAATGGTTCCATCAATATCAATCACATATTTCATAAATCATTCTCCAAATTAATATGTTATTATATATACTTATGTTACAGTTTATGGCACCCAGACAAAAGCATATCCGTCTTGATGGTGATTAGAACCGCCAATAATAAATCTTCCATTTGCAGACATTTTATGTCTACCGATTCGATCGGAACTTTCGCCGTCAGTATTGATCAACATGGTGTCTTTTGTCCATACATTAGATATGAGTCTATATACGAATATTGCACCATCATTAGAATTTGCCGCTGTAGGCTCTGGACGACTATAAGAACCAACACCAATTACATTTCCAGCATCATTGACTGTAACATTTGATCCATATTTGTATTGTTGACCAGCATTAACGCCTTCGTCAAGTCTTGAATGGTGTGTCCAAGTTCCACTAATTAAAGTATATACATGGACACAACCTTCTGCGCTTGATGCTAATCCTGGCACAGACTCTTGATCATTTCCTAATACCAGAGTGTTGCCATCTTTAGAAAAACAAAGTCCAGTACTACCAAGGTCAGCAGCATTAATCTCCGTATCATCGGATTCAGTTAAAATTTGTGTTTGAGTCCAAGTCGAACCAGATCTTCCCCAAATTTCTGTACTGGAGCCGGTGAAAAATGCGGCAGTATTTCCATCATTTGACAAACAAACAGAAAGACCACAGTTATCGTTTGATGCTGGCCCTACACTCTTATGTTCTAGAGTCCATGTTGTACCAGTTCTATGATAGATATAAACAGATCCTTGTTTGGCTGATCCATCCCACGCATGACCAGAGATAATAGTATCACCATCGCCACTCATCTCAACATGTGTATATTGACCAGATGATGAAACAAATGGAGCTGTTGGTAGTAAAGTTGCTTGAGAAGTCCAAGTTGTTCCTGATCTTGTCCAAACTTCATGTCTGCCAGTATTTGTACCATTGTCATCGGCATAAGGAATATTTACGACAGCTGTGTTACCATCATTTGATATCGCAACGCCGCCACCCTCACCGGCAGGATCACTTGGGTATCCACCCGCATATTGAAAATTGGAAGGCGAAGCAGTTACCAATTTTGCCTGTTGTGTCCAAGTTGTTCCTGACCTTGTAAAGATATAGGCCGAACCGCCACCGCTTGATGGCGAGGGATCGGACTTAGGAGAACCGATAATTGCAGTGTCACCGGCTTCATTTATATTTACCGAAATACCAAATTCATCTCCGCTTGCAATATCATTGGCAGTAAATTTTGCTTGTCGTGTAGCAGATGACCAATCTGGTGTAAATGATAAATTGAACGCACTAACCGCACTCACAGCACCTGTTGCACCATCTGTAACACTAAAGGTTATACTGAATGTTCCAGCATGAGCTTCAGTTGTACTAGGCGTGATAGTAAACACATTATCTGCTTGAGCCACTGTTGCTGTTGATCCTAAAGAGCCTGTTGTGACTGCATATGACCATGTAAGAGGAAATCCTTCTGGGTCAGTAGAAACTGCTGTGATTGTAGTTGCTGTTCCATCTGCTGCAAGTGTGTATGATGCGTCAACACCAGTAATATCTGTTGGTGTTGCGTTTGTCATCGTAGCAATCAAAAACCAACCCGTACCAGTATAAGCAAATATTTTATTTAAATCGTTTACTAATGCTAGATCTCCATTAACCATACCAGTATGGGCAATCAATGCTGCCATATTTGCAAAGGTTTGCATACCAGTTGCACCAGTAGCCATTGCTGCAGCAGTTAGTTTTCTATTTGATGGAGTAACTGTTTTGTCAGCAATTTGGGAAAAAGCTCCGCCTCCCCCAAATGCTTTTGCAATTAAACTTGCTTTCGATGCCATAAGTAAAACCTCTTTAAATAGTAGCTTTAACTGTATTTATATCAAAATCTAGCTAGATATTTAGCAATATTTCCAACAAATGGTAATAACATAACAGCCATCAATAAATTCATTCCAGTGTGAGCCATTGCTATTCGTAGTGTATCGCCCTTTGGCATGCCATCAGATACAAAGAAACCAGCTAGCCATATCGTTCCAGTTGTTCCAATATTAGCTCCAAGTACACATGCGATAGCTGCAGGTAATGGTAGCGCTCCACTTGCAACTAACGCAATAATAGCTGTAGTGGATAATGACGATGATTGCCACAATAAAGTCATAGCAATTCCACCAATAAACATATAGATTGGATTACCCAAGAAAAACTGTAGATGATCCATATTTCCCATGGATTTCATACCACCAGAAAATGTCTTAAGTCCTATATAAAATATAATAAGACCAACGAGAGTCGTAATTAAAGGGTTTCCGAGTTCCATTTTTGTGACTTTCTTTGTAAGTTTTTTGATATTATCCATACAATTATTCCATTGTAATTAAAAAAATAGCAAGCCATATAGACTTGCTATTATATATTAGGGTTTGTAGCTATAACTATGTAACAGATTTATTATATTTTAAGGTCGAAAACCTGCTTTGAACTTACGTCGAACACTACGTCTTGTAGTTGTTGTTGACACCTGTTTACGCTTTGTATTTAGCTGAGGTTGAACTACGTCAGGAGTCAATCGCTCAACTTCTGATTCGACAATATCATCCAGTTTTTTATCAAGTGAAATAGTTTCAGCCATTTCACCAATGATTTCATTTACAGGAGCATCCATAATGTCCTGCACTACATTCTTAATATTCATTACATATTCCCTTTAAAGTTGGGGGAGCCGAAGCTCCCCTTTTTGATTAAGCTACGTTAGCCAATTCAACTGCACGCTCTGCAGCTTTTACTTTACGAACTTGATTACCACCAAACCATTGGCTATGTAAACGATTTTCAGCATTACGACCTTGAACGTGATCAGTAATATAAGTTACTGAATTTAAAGCCTGCCACCAAGAACCTTCGGCATATTGTGCACCTGGCTGAGTTTCTAATGCATCATAGCAGAGCTTAGCATTACGAGAAAGATCATCATATGACGATACTGGAGAATCAACCTTATCTTCTTTGCGAGAAGTGTTTGGATAGACATCATTGTAATACCGAATAAGAGACTCTGCAGTAACTTTCCGGCTACCAAGAAATTCAGCCATGTCTTTGTATTTAGCAAATTTCTGAGATGCAATACCCAGTGTAGTTTTAACAGCTTCTGGATCAAATACATTCCGGTGACCAATACTTACCGAACGTTCAGCTTTTACACCAAGTGACCATTCTAATGTATTGGCACAAACAACCCGAACAGGAGTAAAACGAATATTAATTCCTTTACCATATTGATGTGGATTTGAAAAAAGCATATATGCTTCTACAGTATCTTCGCCAAAGACATCGAATGACTCTTTGATTTTAGCAAGTGCCCAAACATTTTGACCGCCACGAAGAGATCCGGCAGTATGCATCTCCATATCACCAGCCATTACATATTCTGAAAAGAATTCAAACGCTGTTTCATTCTGAACAGGGTTCCAATCTGGACCAACGTTAGTTAAGATTTTATTATCCGAAGAACGAACTAAAGCTGATTGACCAGTTTTAATAGTTTGAGTAGCACCACTTGCATGAGGTATATTAACTACTGCATCATGTTTTTCAACTGTCCAATTTAATCCAGCTTTTGTCATCATTTGTTGAGGAGTTAAATCATTAGAAACTTCAGTTCCAAGACCATGCCAAGGTACGCTACCAGCGTAAGCCATTTGAGCAACTCCATCGATCATTTCTACTTCATGTGCCATTTGCAAATTCCTTTGTTTTGCTTTGATATGTATATTCTAACATAATACTAGTAAATTGTAAACCCCTAAAATGCATTTTATTTGCATTTATTTAAACTTCTTAAGAAGATGTAACTCGCAACTTATGTTTTCCCGATAACTTGCAATCTCGTACACAAGACAATTCCAACATCTGAACAATACATATTATCCCATCTCAGCAATCATCTTTCTGGTCCGTATCATCAAAAACCAGGGTTATGACTAAAGCGATATTCGCAGGATAGCAGAGGCTCATTTCTCTGTTGTACAAACGATTTACATCTACTTAAGAAGTATAGTTAGGACTTACAGGATTATTCCATGCCTTTTATTATGCGGCCAGATCAAACCATTCTGGATTTGTATCCAACCAGCGATCTAGCGTTTTGCGGTCCACATTTAAGCCTGCGGCTAGATCGTTCATTCGCTGATCTTCAGCAGACTCGAAAGCGGCTTCAGCTTCAGCTTCGGCCTGAATTTGTTCACACGCATTTTTAATGCATGCATTGAGTTCATCATCTGACATAGATGAGAAATCAAAGCTACGGCTATAGCTTTTGCTATAAGCTTCAGCTATCGTGTAGTAAGCGTCTTCTTCAAGCTCGATACGGCTGAACTCAGCCAAAGTGCCAGTTGGCACGCGATCTGCCCAATAAGCAGTTTCCTCAGGACCTGGAAGGCGACCCATCCAGTTACCAGGAGCTTCAGCCTCAAAGGCATCAGCTTCGGCGTGTTGAGCCAGGATGTAATCTACCAGTTGCTTTTCCATAGTATTTCTCCTTTGTTTGTACCATTATAATACATTTTAGAGTGATTGTAAACAGTTAATTTAAACGATATGTAAATTTTCCATATCTAATTCATGTTGGATACGATCTAGTACATCAGCGAAGTATTCCATTTTTTCTGCATAAACACCGCTGTGAGCAACGCCGTCAATTGTAAGAGTGTATATGCCACCCCAGCCTTGCTCTTGGTTTTTGATGTACTGTGCAATGACTGGTTTAGAAAATTTGTCAGATACCATAACATCATGTACAGCTTCGGTGAAGAGAGACTCAAGAGTGTTCATTTTAAGATCCTTATCAATTTTATTTCTTGATACCTTTATAATACATTTTAGAGCATATGTAAAGGAGTATTTTCAATGTTTTTCATTTTATTTATATATTGCATATAAGTGTTACATTTTTATTACAGTTATTTATGTATAAATAGATAGGTGAATTACATAACATTTTTGATTTTTAGTATGCTGATAATAATTAAGAAAGAGAAGTTATGATCGATCCAATCACTGCTATTGCTGCTGCATCAGCTGCATATAAAGGATTAAATGCCATTGTAAGTGCAGGGCAGGAATTAGAAAACTGTACTAGTCAATTAGGTAAATGGTTCGGTGCTTTAAACGATATTAATAGAGCTGAAGAACAAAGAAAAAGACCTCCACTTCATGCAAAGTTAATGGGCTCTGGCTCTATCGAAGAAGAAGCATTTGCTATTCTTACTCATAAGAAGAAAATGAAAGAGCAAGAAAAAGAAATAGCTTTTATGTTGAACATGAGATTCGGTCCTAATACTTGGGATGAAATGTTAGAATTAAGAAGATCTATTAAAAAAGAACGTGAAGAAACAATTTATGCGGCTGAAGAATTTAAACATGCCATCA